GAATAGTGTTTCCAGGAATCTAATCATCTGTTTCATCTCCATCTAAAGGGTCAATGTAATTTGCTTGAGTTACATAAGCAATAAAAACGCTGGTAAGCATTAGAAGCACAAACCCAACAACTAGGGTTAGCAAAATAACCAGAATTAGTTCTAGCATTAGTCAATGTCCTTCGCATCAAGAAGTTTTTCAAGAATCAGATCCAGAATTGATTGCAGTTGAGCATTGGTAATGATTTCTGCTCTTTCTAGCTCTATCAAAGCGTTTGCTGTTCTTTCGGCTTCGGCTTTACGCCCTTGAAGTTCTCCAGCCTTGTAATCTTTGCTGAAGATGTTGATTGCATTTTCTCGGCATGAACATAAGCCTTCGCAACTTTTACTACACATTAGTTCTCTCCTTCTGTTTTGAATAGATTTTCTTCAATGAAAGTATGAAGCAGTTCAAAGCCTTCATGCTGATCACTCTTATTTGTCGCATTTTGTAGAAGCCTGTAAATCTCTAGTAAATCCCAGATCTGTTCTTTAGTCATTTCCTGTTTCTCCTTCACAATTTTGAATTGCTGTTTCTTCTGTCTGGTAGTTATCCCAACAAGATTCTTGAGTTTGACCCCAAAGAACCAAAGTGCCAATTAGTATTGCCAAAGCTGCTACAGCAATAAACATGAAGTAGGCAGATTCCTTCTTAGTTAGATCGGTCATTGAATCTCTCCTTTGATTAGAGCAATCGCATGACTTACAGGCGTGCTACAAGAACAAGATAACTGCCCTTCAAGTATTTCCAAGATTCGTTTTCGTTCTTGCTCTGCACCCCAGGCAACCTTATTCAGAAGCATCTCCTGAAAATAGGTTCTAGTCATAACAAGATTCTTCGTGTTCTCCCGGCATTTACAAGTGGTCATAACCAAAACCCCATTAGGTTCTTTACTCATTGATCCATCTCCTTAGAAGCTTGATCACTACAAGAATCAAAAAACCAAACCAAATACTAAAAACAATTGGATGGGTCAAAATTGGTTCAACGATTGAAAGAACAAACATGAACAACAAAAACATAGCAAGCATCAATAAAACTTGAAAAGCAAACTTGACCATAATTAGTTACCCATCCCAAGAACTGTGCGAACCTGAACAATCGCATAGTTACGATCTACATTGGCCGCAGAAGCAAAATCTACAATCGCTTTATCCCAAGCTTCAAACTTATCTGTATGCAAATTGAAATCTCTACCACAAGCCCACCAATCCTTGTAAGTATTTACAGCGATAAGGAAAAGTTCTTCAAGCATCATTAGTTCTCCCCCTGAACTGTGAACTTACTGTTCACATACTCATAAGCGAAAAATTCTTCATTCGCCCCAAGGTCAAGATAAGTTACTGCGTAAAGATCACCAGCAAACCAGCGAACAAACTGCACTTTACGGATTGAACCATCTGCAACTTCAATAACATCACCTGATTGCAAGTCTTGAGTTAACTTAGTCATTACGCACCCATAAATTCTGCGTAAACGCTTTTCTTGACTTGCTTTGCAATTCTGGCAATCTTTGCCTGTGAATCTTCAGACCAATCAATTAGTGCTTCATCATCAATGAAGTTTTGAATCTTTAGTGCATCTTCTAAAGTAATCTTTAGTGTTTCAGCAATAAATCGTGTATCTGCGTTCATTTTGTGTTCCTTCGTTTGTCCGATTCAGGCTTTCTGCCTGATAAGACAAATCTACCCGATTTCAAGGGTTTCAGGTAGCATTTCCACAAACTTTTTTGATAAAGATTAGGTAACAGAAAAAGCCCTAAAATAGCCTTGAAGACCCCGGAATCTGTCCCTGTAATGCAACCCAGCATAGATCAAACAGCCGGGGTTTCAACTTTAGGGGAACAAGCTTACAGTTACAGCCACCCCAGATTGACCCACAGCATACTTCTTACTGATCTCAAGGCGAACAACCAGAGAATCATCCTTCCAAACAGGTTTCATCCCATCCAGGAGACTTCTCGCCAATTTATCCAAATCCGGGGGCGTAATCGGATAATCCCTAGTAACTGTCCTAGGTCTAGTCAAATAGAAAACTGCTTCAACCCGAACAGCCTGATCAAACTTGCTTTCATCCCCAGAATCTTTCATGGCTTGAATCACAGCATCATTTACTGCTTTTCTCCACGCTGGAAGCTTAGGGGAAGATTCAACAATCAAAGGAATATTATTTCCAGCCGCAGTTCTTCTAGTTCCAACATACTTCTTAGACCCTTGGGGGGCTGGATCAGTTCCAAAAACTGTAAAACTAAAATTACTTCTTGCCATAATAAAATCCTATAATCATGATCCAAAAGAAAACCCCTACCAGCAAATTTATTGCTGATAAGGGTTGAACAGTTACCGAAGCATTTACTAGAAAAAGAAAACCTACTAAATACCCCAGTAACCAAGATCTCATTTAGAAGGGTGCAGAAGCAACTGGTTCAGCAACCTTTGGGGCATCAACCTGTGCATTGTTGATATCAAGCTTGACTTTTCTGCCCGGCTTACCTGTCTTATCTTCAAAGTCTTCAATCTTTGCAGAGAGCTGACCAAAAACAGTAACCTGCTGATCAACAACAAGGTTATGTGAAACAGCGAACCAAACACTCCAAGTTCTTGTGTAATCTTCACCTGTAGCAGACTTGTAACTCTCAACGAGAGATAAACCCTGATTTGATGCACCAAACACTTTAGAAACTTTTCCTGCAACTTTTACAACAGCCATACTTTTTCTTCTTTCATAGATTAGTTATTTTATTTGGGTGAAACTTTACTGCCCGATAATCCTATAGCATCTCTGCGACAATGTGGGCAATGTTCACACAATCTCTATGACCACAAATTCTTAGCCCAGGCAAAACTAAAACCCCTTCATCATCCACCGGGTTCAAATCAGCATCTAAAGCCCCTTGATGGGGTGAACATCTCAACTTGCCATACTGAATCATAGTTGCTGGCTTCACCCTGCAAGAAGCACACAGCAGATCCTTCCTGCCACGCTTTTCAGCATTTACTGTCCACACAAAACCACATCTGCGACACTCAACCTGATTATCCTGCAAAACCCTTTTCCCTAACCCTAGAAAACTCTCCATCAAACTTCGCTTCAAAAAAGCCTGTAGCCCCATGCCTATTCTTCACTACATCCAAAGTTATCAAAGACTTCTGCCCGAAAGCATAAAGCTTCTGACTAAGCCCAGCCGCAATGTTCTTATCTTCAATAATGTCTTCATCACTTTGCTTCCTAGACAACATAATAATTACATCTGCATCCTGTTCAATCTGCCCAGAATCCCTAAGATCCCCGGCTGTAGGTCTTTCATCAGGCTTACCATCAATACGCCTATTCAACTGGGCTAAAGCAACAACAGGAATACCAAACTCCTTAGCAAGATTCTTCAAATCCATGCTGATCTGGCTAATCTGCTCATACTTCGGAGATTTAGGATTAGCGGCCTGAATCAACTGCAAATAATCCACAAAAACAGCCTTCACAGGTCTATGTTGCATAACACTATTCAAATAGCCACGAATCTGCGAAATAGTCTGCCCACCACGATCAGAAATAATCAACTTATTTTCAACTGTCCGAATCAACTCATGAATACTGGTCTTCCACTCTGGAAGAAGCAAACCCCTTTCAATGCTTTCCAAAGGAATATTTAGTTCACCTGCAACAACACGATTCAACAAAGAAGCCTTATCCATCTCCAAGCTAAAGAAAACAACATCTTCCGATCTAGATAACTCCCAAGCCAACTGCATACCAACAACAGTTTTACCCACCCCAGGTCTAGCACCAATCACATACAAACCAGATTGCTTCAAACCAACAATCATCCGATTCAACCCAGAAAAACAAGTAGCCAAAGTTCTCTTAGGGTTCACAATATCATTCAACATCATCTGCAAATCCCAACGCAAATCTGGAAGCTCTAAAGATTCAACAACCTTCAACTGATCCAACTTCACCCGAACCAAATCAATCTTCGCCTGAACATCACCACCCCCCTGCATATCCAAAGCCAAATTCTTCAACTGGCGTTCAACACTCTTCTCCAAAACCTTAGAAGCATAAAAATGAACATTCTGGGGCGTAAAAGCAAACTGAACAGAATCATAAACTCTCTGCCGGGAAGAAACATTCTCAATCTCCGAACACACAGTAAACACATCAAAAAACTTAAGCATCACGAAACCAAGGAGAATCAAAATCATCTGCAATCAACGAAACCTGTTCCATACCCAAACCCTGATTCACAAGAAGGCAACCAACCACAAGTTCTTCAAAATCTACAACCTGCATAACTACAACTTCCCTTCCGTCTGCGAAGCAGCTCTATCCAAGTATGCCCACCATCTGTCTAGCCTGACCTTCTCGGTATAAGCAGAACTACATTCATAACTAGAACTAAAAGCCTGAAGCAACTCCAAAACAAGCAAAGGTGGCAGAAGCGAAACATCACAAGATCTCAAATGCAACTTGCCAAAGCGAGAAGCATCAAAAACAGTTATTTCCTGCTTAACTTTCATTTCTGTTTCATTACTGTTTAGGGGGGTGATATTGCGGGGGTATTCAACTTGAAATTCAGGGGGTATTTCACTTGAGTTTCTGGGCGACTTTCGGGGTGAGATTAGGGGGGTATTATTCGGGTCAAGGTCTAAACCTG